CCTGAAAAAGTTCGACGGCATGACAGACAAGGAAGTAGAGGATGCGCTCAAAGAAATAGAGGATGATGAGGAAGAGGACGACGAAGACGAGGAAAAGGAAGGCGAAGGCCAGCAGGAGCAATGGCCGTTCCAGCAACAGGCTATGGCTGGACAGCCGGAAAACGTACAAGCAGTAAATGAGCAAGCAAATTGAAGAAATTCTTGACGGGGCTGTCAGCAGCATATCCGGGCGCATAGCCGCGGCTGAGGAAGAGTACCTTCGGATTGCAGGAGAGCGCCTGAAAGAAATAGGCAGCCTATCAGCGGATGAAGCGAGTGAATACCTGCAATCGGCTTATTTGGGCATTAAGTCAGACATAAAGAAAGTAAAAAAGGCTCTACAGGCGGCACATAAGGCAAACGTCAAGGAAATTGAAGCCCTTTATTCCATCATAAAAAAAGCCGCGCCATGGAGCAAAGCGGCAAAAAATAAAGCGGTGATTAAAAGCACGGTTGCCCTTTACGGCGCTATAGCTGCAAGCGCGATGATTGACGGCAAATATAGGAAAGCCATTGGCCAGCTTGTCAACCGCATGGCAGGAGACGAAAACCGGATTCTGTATGCGTCGAGCATGAGAAAGGCGATCAAGGAATTGGCCGAGAATGGAATCGAGTCCCTTAATCCAAAAACCTGGCAAAGAACGAATCTTGGTAACGTAATCAGGGCCAATATAAGGCAGAGCGTGTACAAATGGCTTTAACTGCGCAGCTTGGATTTGACCTTACCGAGAATGAAATCAACGAAGTCTTTGAAACGACAGGATGGGAAATATCCGCCCACTTTGCCCCTGCGAAAGACCATGAAGACATACAGGGCCATATCTTCACCGACGACGAGTTTGAGAAGCTCCAAAACCACGAGGAAGCCCGGGACATAAACGGCGAAGCGTTCCAGCTTGACAGGGCAATCGGTGACTGGAACTGCCAGCATTACGCGATGCCGTTCAGGATAGGCGAGCAGGAGCCGAGGCACAGCCAGAAAGAGCTTGACGAGATAAAGCGGCAGAACCAAGAAGGCATCGAGTTTGAAGGCGAGCATTACACGCTTTACGAAGCGGATCAGCTAAACTGGCGGTACGAAAGGGAAATCCAGAAAGAGAGAAGGAAGCTGATCCTGAATAAGCCAGTCAAAGATACAGATTTGGCCTTACAGCTTGACTATTTGAGAAATAATAAAAACATTGATGCCCTTACTAAGAGCAAAGAGAAATTAGCCTCTCTTTTACCAAAATACAATGAGCTTGGCGGAAAGCTTGGGCATACAGTAATCGAAAAGCAAACTAAAAAGAAAAACATTATTCCAGAAGAGTATAAAAAGATATTTGGAACTGACAGCGAAAAAATGAATGGCTTTATAGCTGAATCAATAAATGGAATTACCGAAGAAAATAGAAAATTGCTTGAAAATGTATTAGGAGACGAAAAATTATTGAAGATACTGCCAGAAAATTCCGAAGAACCTAATTCTTGGCTTAACGGTGTTATTCAGCTGAAGGAATCAGTTTTAGACTCATTCAAAAAAGGCGGAGAAAATCCTTTTCTGCACGAACTTGGGCATATGCTTGATGAGAAGCTAACATCAATATTGGGAAAATATAATATATCATCAGGCTATAAGAATAAGCTGCCAGAATTACATAGTGAATTGCTTAAGGACTGGTTTGCATTAGTCGAAAAGCATGGGAACGTTGATGGAGTGAGATCCTATTTGCTGTCTATGGTAATCGAAAATAATACATATAAGCACGTCTATAAGTACGATGCGATAACAGACCTTATTGGTGGAATGTCAGGCAGACCTATTTTAGGAACATTTGGGCATGATGAAGAATATTGGGCTAATGTGTTCTTAAACCCTCATCCAAAAGAAGCATTTGCACATTTGTTTGTTGCAAGCAATGATCCAGAAAAAATGAAACTTATGAATGAGTATTTTCCTAATTCGGTAAAATGGTATAATAAGGTGCAAAAAATCTTATTAAAGGAGATTGAAAAATGACTAT